GCCCAGCAACAGGGTATTGACGCAGGTGCACAGATGGCTGTCAATGAAGCACAGCAGGCACCTGAATAACTAAAGGATAACTAATGACTGACTTTAATGAACCTCAGTCTCTCACTGAGGAGGCTGAAGCACAGGGTATCGAAATCATGGAGTCTTCTACGACTCAGATTGAGGTTGACCCTGATATTGGAGACCCCCTTCTTCAGAACGAAAAGTCGGGGGAAGAACATAATGAAGAACAAGCTAATGGAACTGAAGGCCACGCTGATGATGTGGCTGTTCATGATCGAAATGAAGATCAAGAGGATCTTCAAGAAGAAGTAGACAAGCACGAAAAGGCTATTGATGCCGTGAAGACCTCCCTTAAGGCAAAGGGTGTTGACTTCAATAAGGCTGTCCGAGAATATCAGGAGCATGGCAAGCTCTCCGATGAAACCGTTGCTGAACTTGAGAAGGCAGGCTATCCTTCTGAGGTTATCGAGGGTTTCATTGAGAGTCGAAAGGCTCTTGAATCTCGCTTCACTGAAGCTGTTTATGATTCCGTAGGGGGTACTAAGGAGTACAATCGTATTGTTGATTGGGCATCCAAGAATCTCCCTCAGAAGACGATTGACTCCTTTAACAGAGCAATCGACAACAATAATCTGGAAGCTGTCTCCCTCATGCTTGAAGGCATGAAGTCTAAGATGACTTCCAAGATGGGTACCGCTAATAAGTCTATTCATGGCGGTACGGCCACTCCTGTGAATCGTCCTAAGGGGTTTGCAAACAAATCTGAAGTGATCGAGGCTATGAGCGATAAGCGCTATGGCAGGGATCCTGAATACACCCGACAGGTCGAACAGAGAATGTGGGCCACTAGTGTTTAATTTTATCTATAACAACAAATCTTATATACTTTAAAAGGAAAATAATTAAAAATGGCTGCTCTTGCTGATACTGGTATTTCCAATCCTGGTCAGACTCTCTCTACGGGCGAGCGTGATGCACTCTTTATGAAGGTCTTCACGGGTGAAGTTCTGACTGCTTTTGCTCGCACCTCCGTTATGATGCCTCGTCATCAGGTTCGTACTATCTCTCAGGGTAAATCTGCTTCGTTCGCTGTGATGGGTCGTACCCGTGCTAAGTATCTTGCACCGGGTACCTCCCTTGATGACCAGCGTATGAAGATGGAACACAATGAACGTGTCATTGCTATCGACGGTCTCCTTACGGCTGACTGCCTTATCACGGATATCGACGATGCGATGAACCATTACGACGTTCGAGTCGAGTATTCCCGTCAGCTTGGTGAAGCTCTCGCTATGGGCGCTGACTGCGCTATTATCAATGAGCTTGCCAATGAGGCCGCTAAGGACGCTAAGTTCAAGGATGGTAACATTCCTGAAATGGTTTCGGGTAAAGACAAGGTTCCCGGTACTGGTAAGGCCTTTGAATTCGTTACGGGTCTTGAGATTACGCAGGAAGCTACGTATGGCAATAAGATCCTTGAGGGTCTCCTCGCGGCTCGTGCTCAGATGACGAAGAACTACGTCCCGCAGGGTGACCGCTATTGCCTTCTCACGCCTGAAGGTTACTCTGCTGTCATGAAGGCTCTTATGCCCGATGCGGCTAACTATCATGCCCTCTTTGATCCGAACACGGGCAAGCTCCAGACGATTTGTGGCTTTGAAGTCATTGAAGTTCCTCACCTCCTGAATGATGGTATTGATGGCAAGCATGCTCTTAACGATAATATCAAGGCTGCGGGTCTTCAGGGCATTGTCTTCCATCGTTCCGCTGTTGGTACGGTGAAGCTCAAGGATCTCGCTATGGAACGTGCTCGTCGAGCTGAATATCAGGCTGACCAGATCATTGCCAAGTATGCGATGGGTCACGGTGGTCTTCGTCCTGAAGCTGTCGGTATCTTTGTTAAGACTGCTCAGGCTTAATAGATGACCATTGAAGAAGTAAAGAAGGCTTACGAGACTACTTACTTCTGTCAGGTGCACAAGTGGGGGTATCAGCTTACCCCCGAGGAGGCTCAAGAACTGGGTCTCCTTAGTGCAACTGCGAAGCCTGTTAAGCCTCGAAGAACCGTCGAAAAGAATAACAACAAGGAAGAATAATGATTGTAACTCCTAGCACTGAACTTGATGCAGTAAATGAAATTTTGTCATCCGTAGGCTCTAGTCCTGTTAATTCTCTTGAGGATGATGCTAATGTAGATGTGCTGAATGCTGTAAGAATCCTTAAGGCTGTCAGTCAAGAGATCCAGTCTAGGGGTTACAGCTTTAACACTCTCACCAGTGTTACCTTGAAGCCTGACTCTTTTACTAACAAAGTTGCTTATGGTAGAGACTTCCTAAGGACTGTCTCTACTAGCTATAAGTTCGTGAGTAGAGAAGGCTATTTTTATGATCTTGATTCAGGGAATCTAGAGTTCCCTGAAGGCATCACTCTGGATGAACTTGTCAAGGAGCTTCCTTTTGAGGAGCTTCCTCAGGTCTTCAGAAAGTATATTACTGTTAGAGCCAGTAGAGTCTTTCAGATGAGGTACCTTACCTCTGCGGACATCGACGCACATCTTCAGCTAGAGGAGAGTGCGGCTTATGCAGACATTGTAGACTATGAACTGACGGATGGTAACTATAACATCCTCAATGATGACCAGTTCATTAGTCAGCAGACTCAGAGGAGCTAAGCATGCCTCTAGTATCTCAAAGCATTCACTCATTTAAAGGTGGTGTCTCTCAGCAACCTGACATCATCAGATTTCCCGATCAGGTAACTGAGCTTGTCAATGGGTTTCCTAATGAAGTTGAGGGTCTACAGAAGAGACCTCCGACTCTTGCAATTAAGCGTTTGTCTGACCGTGTTGATGCTACAAAGAAGAAGTATCATGTAATCAATAGAGACGAACATGAAAAGTACATTCTCCAGATTGGCTCTGGGGAGTACCAAATCTTTGATCTTAATGGTGAGCCTAAGACATGCACGTTTGAAGATGATGAGTCAAAACAGTACATTACCACTAGTGACCCTAAGGGCAAACTAAAGGCAGTTACTGTTGCAGACTACACCTTTGTACTGAATACTGAGAAGGAGGTTGATGCTGTAGAAGGCATGTCACCTCCAGGCAAAAAGGATACTGCTCTAGTGTACATCAAGAATGCCCAGTATGCTAAGACTTACGCCATTTATGTGGATGGCAAGTATATGTGCGGCGTTATTACACCTGACGGTGGCGAAGCTAAGCAAGCTGTACAGACTACTACTGCATTTATTGCAAGAGCGTTGTATGCACTTCTTAATACTGGTAAGAAACCTGATGGTGATAATCCTGACGTAGGAGGCACCTATGATGACCTATTGAATCAGGTTGGTGGTAGAGCCTCTATGGGTTACTCTAGGTCTAGTGCAAGCATGAGTTCCTATAACGTAGATCTAGTTGGCGACTCTGTTATTACGATCCAGGCTAAGTCTGGGTGGGATCCTCCTAATGTCCTTGTTAAGGACGGCTTTGGTAACCAGAACGCTATTGCTTACATGGGTAAGGTTACGGCTGTTAATAAGCTCCCTCCGATTGCCCCTGAGTATTACATCATGCAGGTGTCTGGAGAAAAGAATTCCGAAGATGATGACTTCTATGTAAAGTGGGACGACAAACATAAGGTGTGGAAGGAAACTGTAGCACCTAGGATTCCCACTAAGATCAACCCTAAGAATATGCCTCATGCTATTGTTAGGCAGGAGGATGGAAGTTTTCTTTTTAAGAAGCTCCCGTGGGTTGATAGAGGCTCTGGTAATGAAGACACTAACCCTGATCCTTCGTTCATTGGCAGGAAGATTAACGACATCTTTTTCTATCGTAATCGCCTAGGGGTCATCGCTGATGAAGCCATTATCCTTAGTGCAACAAACGACTTCTTTAATTTCTGGTTTAAGTCCTCTGCGGCTATTGCAGACACTGACCCTATTGATGTCTCGGTTTCCTCTAATAAGGTTGCTATTCTGACTCATGCTGTGCCCTTTGCAAGAGAACTTATGTTGTTCTCCCGTGAAGGTCAGTTTGTGTTGTCTAGTGATGGTGTCATGACCCCTAAGAGTGTCAAGTGTGACCAGATCACTAACTTTGACTATGACACGAATGTTCAACCTATCTCTATTGGCCCTTCGATCTTCTTTGTGAATGATCGAGTAAACTACTGTTCTGTGATGCGCTACTACTCCTTGCAGGACGTGGCTGACCTTAAGGATGCTGAAGACGTAGCCGCACATGTGCCTACGTACATCCCTAAGGGCATCACTAGACTCTCTGGGAACACCACAGAGAACGTAGTTACGGCTATCTCTTCTACTACCCCTAATATCGTATACTGTTATAAATTTATTCTTGTTAACGCTACTAGTGAACAGCAGGCGTGGTTCAAGTGGGAATTTGCAAACAAGAATTCTGAGGTTCTTCTAGCGGAGTTTGTTGACTCAGAGATCTATCTTCTTATTAACTCTCCGAATGGTCTGTATCTAGAGAAAGCGTTGTTGACAGGTAATGCTGTTGACTTCTCTGATGAGCCTACTAGGCTCTTTATGGATCGTAAGAAGAAGTATACAATTCCTAAGTCCAACAAGTACAGTGACTATGAGGATTACACTGAGGTGTCCCTTAACGATATCTACGGTGCTATCCCGTCTACTAAGGATCATAAGTATTTCATTGTCACAAAGGACGGTTACGTTACTGAGGTTACTGATTGGGATTCCAATGGTGTCTTTAGGATCCAAGGGGACATGAGGGGTGTTGAGGTGTTTGTGGGTCTTACCTACAAATTCTGTGTGACTCTCTCTAAGCAGTCCATTAAGAGGAATACGGATACTGGAGGTGTTATCTCTGAGATTGAAGGTAGGCTACAGCTTAGATACTTCTGGTTGAACTATAGTAAGTCTGGCGTATTTGAGTGCAAGGTTGATAACGAACTTAAGGAAAAGCACTTTAAGTATAGGTTTACTGGTAGGAACCTTGGTGAATCTCCGGCTATCTTGGGGGCAAACAAGGTTTACACGGGTAAGTTTAAGTTCCCGATTCAAGACAATAATGATGAAGTAGTCATTACTGTCTGCTCCGACAATGTCCAACCTATTAACCTGATTTCAGGTGGTTGGGAAGGTCTTTACATTAGAAGGAATAGTAGCGTATGAAGTTGAAACCCTTAACTCCTGAGCAGAATAACATGCTTTGTGACATCGCAATTCATGCTATGGAGAGTTGTGTCTGTAATGAAGTTGAGATCCCCATTGAACACTTTGTTTATGAAGGGGTGTATTACAGAACCTGTTTTATCCCTAAGGATGTAGCTATTATTGGAGCTTACATCAAGATCCCTACTACTGTAATTGTCAGTGGGGATTGTTATGTTACCCTAGGGAATACTGTAGGGAGGCTTAAGGGTTACAACGTCATTCAGGCTGAAGGTGGCCGTAGGCAAGCCTTTAGGGCACTTGAAGATACGCACATCACGATGTGCTTTAGGACTGATAATGTTGACCTAAGGGAATGCGAGAAAGAGTTTACTCCGGAGTGGATGCTATTAACAACTAATAGAAAGGAATTGATTAAAGAATGAGTGGTGTAGTTATCGGAGTAGGCGCCGCTGTTGGTGCAGTAGTTGGTGGCGGTAGTACATTGTACAGCGCTTCAAAGACTAATCGAAATCAGATTAAGGCTTTTAAGAAGCAGATGTATTACATGCAACTTAATTACAACTACAATCAAGCCGCTCTGAATAGACAAGAGCGATCCCTTTATGACTCTGCTGTAGGCAACCTTTTTAACATGTCGGTGAGCGCTTTCCAAAACCAATCACAAGTTGAGGCGGCTCAGGCTGAATCGGGTGTGGAAGGTAGGACTCAAGATAAACTTGGGCAGGTTATTAGAGGCACGAACCTTAGACAGCAGACTGCTCTAAAGGAAGCCTATGAGGTTGATGTGTGGAACGTTAGGTCTCAAAAGGAGGCTCTCTACATTGAGACTAAGAACACTGTAGAGCAGGCTAGAGATAATCTATCTAATAGCTTTATTAAGGGCTCTAAACTGTATGCACAGCTCTTCCAAGGTGTCACTACAGGTGCCGCTTTGGGTGCCGCTACTGCAGGTATTGGTAGTGCCGTTGGTGGTGCACTTGGTGGTGCTGCTTCTTCAGCCGCGGCGTCTACTGCTACGGGTGCTTCTGCAGGTATCGGGGGTGCGGGGGCTGTTAGTACCTCTCTAGGCTCTGGCTTCCTGTCTTCTTATGGTCTCGCGGCTAATAGCGTAGTTGCTGGTGGTGCTACTACTGCCGCTTCTACGGGTCTGTCCTCAGGGGCACTGACAGGTCTTGGTGGCGCAGGTCTACTTGCATCTACTGGTATGAGCGGAGCGTCCTCTAGTGCGACCATTGCATCCAATACTGGTGGTAACATCCTTGGTAACGTAATGGCTAATTACCAACAGTATAAGCCCTATGTAGACTTCATTCAGCAGTGGTCTAATTATTATAATTCTAATGTGCTACCTAGAGAACGAGGAGGTTACTTTTACTAATGGCTTATAAGAATAGTGCAGGGGCTTCCTCTGCTAAGCAAGAGTTTTATAATTGGAATTACTTTAGTCAGGACATGACTAAACTAGGGGAAGCTAAGGGTGTTCAGGTTAACATTAAGGATCGCCTTAAGCCCCCTCAGGAAGAAGTTGATTGGCTGTCTACTGTTGCTGAAGGTTTTAAAAAGCTAGGTACTGTAGCAGACGCCTATAAGGAAAAGGCTTTTAAGCAAGCCGATGAGTATCTCCGTACTCACTCCCTTGAGGAGTACCAAGAGGATGTTAAGAACAACAACATTCCCTTCCAGTATGACCCTGTCTCTATGTCTAGACTTAAGTACCAGCATGGTAAGTTGGCTTTTAGTCTTGCAGAACAGGATTTCCAAGATAGAGTAAACAGAAACGAGTTTAACGGAAAGTCACCTGAAGAAGTCGACGCAGAGTATTTCAAACATGTCCGTAAGGCCATGGAGGATGTTAGAGACTCCTTTGGGTACGACATTAATGAAGACTCTTGGTTCTCTAAGGGTTTCTATGCAGATAGTCCTGAAAGTAGACAGAAGATTCTATTGCAGAACATCCAGTCTAATAACAAGTGGTCTGTGGAACAGGCTAAACTTGTTGATTTGGCTGATGTTAGAGGTGCTGTTAACGACCTATCTAAGAATGCGGCCTATGTTGTGGGAACTATTCTCGATGTCTTTGATGGTGAAAAGAACCCCAAGCTAGCCCATTATTCCCCTGCAGATAAGGCAGACATGGTCTCTGGTCTTCTTGAGGATGTTGCGGGTAGAGAAGATGGTGTTTATATCCTGCAACAGTTGGAAAACTGGAAGCCTTACTTCCTAGATGGAAAGCTGACTGTAAGGGATATGGTAGGTGCTGTTGCTTGGGACAAAGCTCTCAAAACTGCGAGCAATGCCGCATGGAAGGCTGATGCTGAACGTTGGACTTCTCAGGCTCTTAAGGTTGACAATTGGGTAGCTAATGGTGATACAGGTTCTATTGAGCAGGAACTGACTCTTGCAAAAGATAGGGCGGGTGGTGTTGTAAGTGCTGAAGTAGAGTACCTTACTAGATCCCTACAAAGTGCTAGAGATCAACAGAGAGCCTTGATTGCTAAGAACACAGCTAACTCAATTGATGCCCTTAAGGAAGAAGGTAGAACACTCAATGCTAATTACTACAATGAGTCCTTGCTTAGGGGTCTTCCGACTAATCCTGAGAATGTCGTAGGGACTACTAAAGAGCATATTGACAGGGAGTTCCTGTTTGCTGTTCAGGACGGTAGGATTACTGAGAACGACATTCTAGAGATGGCCTGTAATCCAACTGGTGGTTATAATCCTGCCTCTAGTTACCTTAGTAAGTCAGGTAACAATGTTGTTAGGGCTATTAAGGCTGACATACTAGCTCTTGAAAACTCTAATGCCGCTAGCATCGAAAAGCCTACTTACCTTGACAAGATGTATAGCTTTTATGTGGCTAACCCTAAGAAGTTTGCTACGGCCTTTGGTGGTATGGGTTCCTATGACATGGATATCCTTCTTGCAGTGATGAACGCCAATCAACTAGGGATGACCTATAATCAATGTGTTAGTGCTCTTAAGCAACAGAAGAAGATGGGTGAAACTAGAGAAGGCCGACAGGAGCAACAGAGGATCTACGACAACCTAGCCAAGGATGCTAAGGGAGATTTGTACTCTCAGGGATACATGGTTAATAGGACTTATGCTTACATGAATGTTGGCATGTCCAGAAAGGATGCTATGGATAGAGCAAGAGAGGATCTTGACAAAGAAACAATTTCAATTGATGATTCTAGGATCCCTGCAAAGCTCTTTATGATTAAAGGTGTTAGACCTGAGGCGACTAGGGACTGGTTTGAGGAAGAAGTGACCAATAAAATCAAAACCCTTAAGAAGGATGCAAAAGAAGGTGTCATTAAGGGGTACAACCCTATGACTGATTCTTTTGAAGTTGTTGATGCAGACACTAGGTCTCTACTGGCTAGGTGGGATAGAAAGAGTATTCGTGAGGGCTTTATGAAGTACATTGATGAACAATCTAGAACTAAGGTTGAGCCTATTGGTGTTGTTGATAAGCTAGTCAGAAAGACTGTGCATAACGTCAAGGGTTATACAGAATACCTTAATAAGGAGGACTAATGCCTATCTTTCCCGATGCTTCTCCAGAAGATCTAGGGTGGAACACTGTTAACCCCGGTCTTTATTTTACAGATAAGTTTGTCGTCGCTAGAGGCCTCACAGGTGCTGAAGAGAAAGCGCTTGAGAAGAACAAAAAGAAACAACCTGAAGTTGGTTTTGTAGGGGGTCTTACTAATGAGTGGGGTGCTGTAGAGATCCGAAAGGCTATGGGCTATGAGGAAGGTTTTGCTGAAAAGACCTATGTCCCCACTGATGAAGAACGTTGGGACGCTCTAAAGCAACTAGGGTATAATCTTGACAGATACAGAGCTGTTCTCAAGGGAGCTTCTTCAAGTGAAGACTTTAAGAGTAACCTTGAGGTAATTAAGAGTGTACAGGAGTATAGAGATGCTCAAGGACAAGCGGGTATTTGGAACAATCTTGTATCTGGTACTGGTGCTATTTTTGGTGATCCTACTTCCGCACTGCCTGTTTTTGGCTCTAGTAGCGCTATTGGTAGGATTGGATACGGCGCCGTAATGGGTGTTGCATCTGGACAGCTCAATAACTATTCCTCAGGTGACGACAATGATGCTCTTATGGATATGGCAACAGGCATGGCTTTTGGGGCATCTATTGAGGGTGTAGCCAGAGCAACTAAGTTTAAAGATGATGCTACTAAGCTAGGGGATGTCTCTAGGCGTGCTAGGATGTACTCTGAAAAGATTGCCTCAGGTGTTAATGATGTATTTAAGGACACTAAGGCTTCTAAAGTCTTTAATGAGGCTCTTAAGAAACTTGAAGAAAAGCTACCCACGATCACTGTTCAGGGGGCTATTGACAAAGTAGACACTAAGGGTGCTTCAGGACAAGCCCTTAGGAAGATCTGGGATTCCCTAGGGAAGACTGAAAGAGGAGATAGAACCACCTATAAGCAATTCAACAACAAGGCTACTACTAGGACTGCTGAAGAAGCTAGAGACTTCTATAGAAAGAATGGTGAGCGTAATGTTGACATCGTAGCTGACGACATCAATAAACTCCTTGATGCTACTAGAATTGACAGAGATGATCTTGATGAGATGATTCGTAGACGAAGGGATGGCTATAAGACCTCTCTTGATGGAAACGAACTCTTTGAAGAGATTGTTGAAAACATGAATAGCTTCTATGGCAGGTACGGTACCATGGCTCAAGACAGGGGCATGATTGGTGAATCTGCGGCTATGAAGACCTATAAGGCTACTGGTATTATTGAAGAAGGTAAGCCTATGGCTAGGTCTTCTGTCTCTAATGACAAGTTTGAAAGTCATTGGCTTAGTAGAAGTAGGGTAGCTAACTTCCTTAATCAGTTTGAAGGCTCCTATGAACAAAAGGTAAGCAAGGCTAGAGCTCGTGTCTATAAGCTCCTCATGAGAACTCTTGAAGATCCTGAGTATACCAAGTTGTTGAGAGCTAGGTATGAAGAGGAGCTACAAGCTAAAGCTAAGGAGACTCCTGCTAAGGGGGCTGAAGTTGTTAAGTCTACAGACCAAGAAGACTTCATGGATTGGGTTAAGAGGAAAGCCCGTGCGGACTCTCTTGCTTATGTGGATCAAGCAGAAGCTATTAAGAAGGGTCTTATGAACAGCCCTAAGGGTGAAGGTATGTCCTATAATTATCAGCATGAACGGACCCCTTGGAAGTTCACCATTAAAGATAATGATGGTTTCTCTATTAGTAGACTTCAGACTAACATCGTTGAGACAATGAACGGTTACAACATGAGAATCTCAGGTGACTTTGGACTTAATGATGCTTTTGGTGTTAAGAGCTTTAAAGAGTTTTCTGACAAGATGGATGAGAGCCTTTCTAACTATCTTAAGGAGACCTCTGAGGAAGCAAGAGATGAGCAGGCTCAAGCCTTTAGAGCATACCTTTCGGACTACTATGGTAGATCAGGTATGGATGTTGAAGATTCTTCTTCTTGGGGTAATGCTCTAGCAGATGCCCTTAGAAACTTTACGTTCTTTACTCATAATGCTTTTATGGGTGTTCTGAACCACTTTGAGACTGTTGAAGGTATTAAGGAATTTGGAGCTTCTTTTTTCTTTAAGTCAATTCCCGGTATGCCTGATAAGATCAAGGATTGGTCTAAAGGTGGGATGACTAAAGCTGAAAGAGATGAATTCAGAGATCTTGCTTTTGGTAAAGAAGTAAGAGTAAGAGGTGCTTGGAATGAGATCTATGAGAGAAATCTAGATAAATTCGGAGGTGATCTTTATAAAGCTAGGCTAGTTGCAGGCACTCAGTGGCTAGCTACTAACTCTCCTTTTACTAAGTATCTTCAGAAATCTCAAGACACTATTGTTTCAGTAGCTCAAGACGCTTTCATTGGGCAATTTACTAGGTTTCTCCATAGTCCAAAGGGTAAAAATATTAGTGATGTAGATGTTGCATTCCTAGACACTAAGACTCTAAGAAGACTGAACATTGACTATAAAGACTTTGTTCAGTTTTCAAAAGCCCTACGTACCGCAACTACCATTGATAAAAGCGGTAGAGCAAGAGTAAATTCTGAATTGTTTGACTTGTATGTTAGCAAGGATGTGAAGAACATGACTATCATGCGTAGACTTGGTGATTATGTTGCTTCTGAGGTTATCCAAAGACAGAGTCTAACTGACGCTTATATGTGGAGAGGTTCTAAGAATTCTCCTGTTCTAGGTCTTCTTACTCAGTTTAAGAGCTTTGCTATTAGGTCTTATAACAAGAGACTTGCTAAGAGTGCCCTTAGGATTGAAGAAGGAGATGCCGCAGGGCAGGCAATGACTTGGCTTATCTCAGGTGCTTTAGGTACCTTGTCTACTCTTGGACAAACCTTTGCTACGGCATCAGGTATGAACGATGAGCAAAGAGAAAAGTATCTTGAGAGAGTCTTTGGCGTTGGTGACCTAAAAGATGCAGATTTTACCACTATCCTGAACGTAGGCATTAATGGTATGAGTAGATCTAGCATCCTAGCCCTGCCTGCAATGATTGCATCCACAGTCGGATTCAACACTGGAATTAAGTCTACTGCAGATCAGGGATATATCCTTGGTGAAGAGGCAGAGCACTTAGACATCAACAGTGTTCTTGCAAACATTCCTTCGGCTCAGACTATTTTTGGTTTTTATAACCTTCAGGCTGACACTAGAAACCTCTTTAACGCAGGTATTCTCAATGAAGATGACTATGTAGATGGTGACAGAGAAAGGTTTGCAAAGTCTTTTGGGAGGAGCCTAAAGGCAGTTACTCCTAATGCCCCATTTATTCAGCAATCTTTGATTAACTACATTACAGATCAAGAAGATAACTAAAACAATGGCTTCTACTATTGCTAACTATCAGGGCAATGGGTCTACTACAGACTTCAGTGTGCCCTTTGATTATCTAGCAAAGAAGTTTGTGAAAGTCACCGTAGACTCCCTAGAGAAACTTGGGGGTGACTACGGTGACACCACTAAAGACTACTTCTTTGTAGATAAGACTACCATTAGATTCAATACAGCTCCCGCTAGTGGTACTGAAATTATTATTCGCAGATATACGTCTGCTACTGACCGTATTGTGTCCTTTAAGGACGCTTCGGTACTCAAGGCTAAAGACCTTGATGTGTCTACCATTCAGACTATTCATATTGCTGAAGAAGGCAGAGACATCATCAATGACGCACTCATTATAGACAAGGAAGGCAATTGGGATGCTAAGGGTAAGCGTATTGTCAACGTTGGGGATCCTATTGACGACAACGATGCGATTACCCTTAAGTTCTACAAAGATGATGCTAAGGGTGCCTATCAGGCTAAGCTAGTTGCTGAGGCCGCTAGGGATGCCGCTAAGGTCTCTGAGAAGAACGCTAAGGCTTCTGAAGTTAATGCTAAGGAGTCTGAAGTAAACGCTAAGGCTTCTGCAGGTACTGCGGTATCTGCGGCTAAGCATGCTGACACCGTAATGACAGAGAATCAGGCAATCATTGAAGAGGTTCGACAGATTCAAATCAACGTCGAAACCTCTGAGAGGAATGTCTATGAGAATGCCGTAATCGCTACCCAAAAGGCTGAGGAAGCTAAGGTCTCTGAGGCTAATGCTAAGGAGTCTGAAGACAATGCTATGGCGTCTGAGGTGAGCGCTTCTGATAGTGCCTCCTTGGCTAAGGATTGGGCTACCAAGACTACTGGTACTGTCGATGGCTCTGAGTATTCTGCAAAGCACTATGCTAATAAGGCTAAGGACAATGCTGATGCAAGTAACGCTACCCTTGCAGAAGTTAAGACTGAAGGTGCCAAGCAAGTAAAATCAATCACTGATACCGCAACCACTGAAATTAGTAAAATCACTAGTGAAGGGGGAAAGCAGGTCGGTCTTGTCACCAGTGAAGGAACTAAGCAGGTTGCTAGAGTTACGACTACAGGTAACCAGCAGGTATCTGCAGTCACCACTGAGGGCACTAAACAGGTTAACCTAGCGAAGGCTCAGGTTGCCTTGGCTGTCCAAGAGGTCACTAAGGCTAAGGAGCAGGTTAGTCTAGCAACTCAACAGGCTACTCTAGCTACTACTAAGGCTTCTGAGGCTGAAGATAGTGCTACTAGTGCCTCCCAGTCTGCTACTGCGGCTGGTGCCAGTGCTAAGAATGCTAGTGCTTCTGCAGGTACTGCTACGACTCAGGCTACTAATGCGAGTAACAGCGCTAAGGCGGCTAAGCTCTCTGAGGACAATGCGGCTCTCTCTAAGACTGCGGCGGGTACCTCTGAGGCTAATGCTAAGGCTTCTGAGGTTGAGGCTAAGAGACAAGCTGATCTCGCTAAGAATTATGCTGAAGATTCGGCTTCTGGACAGCTAAATGCTGACTGGGAAGTTACTGATTCTAAGTCTAAGGCATTCATCAAGAACAAGCCTACGCTCGGTGCCCTTGCATCTAAGGACAGTATTGCGTATAGTGAGATCACTGGTACTCCTCCTGAGCAAGATCTTAGCGGTCTTGCTACTAAGGAGGAACTTCAGACTGGTCTTGCAGGTAAGGCCCCTAAGAGTCATGTGCATACTGAGGGCGACATTAGTGGTCTCACTGCTAAGCTGAATGCTAAGGCTAATGCTACGGATCTCAGTAATCTTGAAGCAGAGGTTACTAGGGATCTTCAGGCTGTAAATGATGCTCTAGCAGGAAAGGCTCCGACTAATCATACCCATACTAGCGCTCAGGTTACTGATCTTAGCGCTACTCTAGCTCCGTATGCTAAGACATCTGACGTTAACACTGGTCTAGCAGGCAAAGCTAACAAGGCCCACACTCATACGGTGTCTCAGATTACGGACATGCCTAAGGTCGTCCTTAGTGTGAACGAAGCTACACCTGATGATTCTGGTAATGTTTCCATTCAGGCTGATATTGAATTAGTGAGGTGGTAACGGTGTATATCGTGAAAGATAAGACGCTAGGCGACTGCGTTTTCGCGAACGGCTTTACTCGAAAATATTTTAAGACGATTACCGTTAGCGGCGAACGCGAGTGGGAAAACCCCGCGATTTCAGAATTGGGAACGATCGGGGGCAGTACGTTCGCCTGTGCTGCTACTGGAGACAGAGGCGATAACGGAATAAATGTGGCGTTTGATAAAAACCAAAGCACATCATATTTCAACCGTTGCGGAAGCGGCGCAGGTATAGACTATCTGACTATTACAATGTATAACCCTGTTGCAATTAGGGTTAGGTCGATAGAAATCGTTCCGGCTTACTACAGCTTAAACAAAGGCATCCTCCAATATTCCGACAACGGGAGCTCGTGGACTGATGTTACAGACATTATAAAAGGGCAAAACGAGGTTCCCGATGTTGGTTTGCACAAATATTGGAAGATCAGAGCTATAGAAGGCGTCTACAGTGGGGGCTTTAGAAACGTGCAGGTCTCCGAAATCTACCTCCGAGGATTTGAGCCTTACACCTATCAAAAAGAGGTAGAGGCAACGGCGGACGACTATGACCGTTACGAAGACCATTTAAACATTTTGCGAGGTGAAGTCAAGTGAGCGTGAAGAAAATTCATCTATTCCCGTCAGAGGAAAGCTACGTGGCCAATAGTGGTAGCATTGAGGCTGATGATTTGGCTTTGGTACCTCTGAATTTGAGTTTTAACAGTTTGAGCGATAATCCGAAAGTCTATGTTACTGAAATGTGGAGGAGTGAGGCACAGTGGTACCGTAGATGGAGTAATGGTTGGCTAGAACAGGGTGGAAGACTTAAATTGGAAGTTTGGACTGGCGGTGATGATCCAAGTAGAGCTTTCTCATTACCAACTGCCTTTTCTAATGCCACTTACACTACTGTTGTTACAGGTGAGGGTGGATACGGTTGGGCTACCCTTAAAGTTGTTAGTCAGACAACTAGCTCCGTCACTGTTACAGGCACTGGGGCATCAACGGATGACTATGTATCTTATGTACATTTCTATTGTTCTGGGTATTAAAGGTGTGAAGAAATGGATTTTTCTATAGGAAAAGTTTTCGAGGGCGAATACCCCCCTGAAGCCGCTGTATGGTGTAATACCAGAGGTGACTGTAGTATTCAACAGGTAGACGGTAGGTATCAAATTATTCAGAATCCTGAACCTGATGCTTTGATGGTAGCTGAGGCAATCAGAGATAAGAGAAACAATCTCATTGGTGAGACTGACTACTATCTCATGCCTGACTATCCATCAAATCCTCAGAACCTTGAAGAACTTAAGGTCTACAGACAGGCTCTTAGAGACGTTCCTAAACAGGAAGGTTTTCCTAGGGATGTCCGTTGGCCTGATGTGCCTAAGTTCCTCTGTAAGGACTATGAATTGGAACCCTTGGGTCTCGCTAAGGTAGGGATCTAAGGTTATATACAAGGTGTTCTTTGGGTAACTATGAACACCTTGATTTCTTTATCTAAGTTACTAACTACTAATACTAGTATACATGACTAGAAAGAAATATATTATGGCTGAATTTGCTTCTAAGGGTGTTGCAGGTGCGGGTCTTGGTACTGGTATCGCAGGTCTTGCTCTCGGTGTTCTCAACAGCTCTAATAACGGCAACGGTCTCCTTGGTGGTCTCTTCGGTGGAGGCAATCAGAACGTAGTGTCTGCTCTTCAGGCTGAGCTTAAGTGCTGTTGCGAAAAGCAGGAACTTCGTGAACAGCTTGTTCTTGGTAAGGTTAATGAGCTTGCTCTTACGACTCAGGCGAAGTTCGGTTGTATCGACCAGACCATTGCAGGCATGATGAGTACCATGAACAACATCACCAAGACCATTGTCCCTGCTTCGGCCATTTGTCCTGCCCCTATGCCCCTGCATAACTCTTGGGTTGCTCCTACGACTACGCCTTCGGCATAAGGTAGTAGCATATGAAAATCAGTTTGAGTAAGCTCTCTCAGGTTCTCCCTGAGTTCGTTGATACTCGACTGATGCCCAGTGCTCCCTCCACGATGAAATGGATTCTTGGAGGGAGTACGTTCTTGATTCTGCATCAGGCGGATACCCTCATCGGTAAGTATCTGCCTATGCTGAAGCAGGTGGGTATCGTCGATGAGAACAACAAGGTAGACATCGAAGTTGCTAAGGGATTCGTCAATAGTGCATTTGATAAGAGCGGCACTGTGGAATACCTTGGTTTTAAATTCGATAAGTCTGATGGCGAGGCTCTAATTAATATTATGGAGAAATACAAAGATGATTGACGAAAAGTGGGAAGAAGAAGTAATTGCTATGTCTAAGCATAAGATTCTTGAAGCTGTAGAAAAGCTCAATAAGGAATCTTATCACAGCGCAGAAGACATTAGAAAGTATAAGGATGCCTATAAGGCTCTTTATTATCTCCTCAGCATTGAAAAGGCTAACAAGTAATGACCTTTAGAAATGACCATATCTTTACTACTGGAACACAGAACCCTTGTGTGATGGACTCTGATATTCCAGATATTGAAGGCTCACCTACGGAGAACCTTGAAGACTCTTGGATTCCTAAGGAGTACACTGCCACTACTGTGACTGGCACTGGGTTTACTGATGGACACGATAAGATTACTTTTATTCCCGTACAGGTAGTAGCTGATAAAGCCATTTCTATTGATGCTATGGCCTCCTACGAGGTCACCTTCAGTGGCTCCGTAGGAGGCTTCGGTCAGACGGATCATGTGGTCTCACTTAATGGACTCTGTGGGGACGATCAGTATGTTTTCCTTAAGTCTGTTAATGTTATTTGTGGAGTAGATAATGAGGGAAATGGTGTTATGACTTGTCTTGTTCCGGATGCTACGGGAAAGATTAAGAGTAATGCGCTGAAGTTTAGAACCATCAATATGGATGAGTCGTCTGCTACTAAGACAAGAACCTTTAAGGTGTACACTAATGTAACTGCCGAGATCTCCAATACTAATTTTAGTCTTGGCCAACTGTTCCCTATCACTAAGTAATTATGAATATTCAAGTTTATTGGGATGGTAATGTAGGTGCCTGTGAGTATGAAGCTAGAAAGGGTTTCTATACGACAAAGCCTGTGATCCCTACGGTTACCTTCGACACCCTCGTGTACAGCGAGGATGACAATGTTGCAACTAAGCTGATGGGTAATACTCCGTCACAGCTTACTTCTCAGGAGATTGTCGCAGTTAAGCAGTTCGCTAATGCCAATTCTTCGGAGGTGCCTTCTGCTGATACTGTTACTGTCGACAAGCATAATAACGACCCTGAGGCTCACCATGACATCAGAGTAAGCCTTAGCACCCTCAATGAGTATGCTCATCAGGTTGCATCCGTATGGTCTACTGAGGTTGATCTCGTAGACCTCAACAAGGCATCCTTTGATCTCCCTTGGGAGTACATTGTTCAGGACATTAACAACTGTTCTGATAGTGCCAACAGTTTTAATTGGGTGTCCCCTGCCAATGAGGCATATGACGTCACCGTTAGAGTTGGTTTCTCTGGGCTTCCTGAGGGTACCAATGCTACTCTTACGCTAAAAAAGAATGGCACTGAGGTTATTGCTACGCAAGCCTTTACCAACGTGGGTAATGTCATCACCCTTAATAAGGACAGTGTAGTTCTTGCAGAACGAGACAAGATGTCTTGCACCATTACCTTTGGTAGCATCCCTGCCTCTGGTATTATTACTCCTGCTAGATCCTATCTCAGAGTAGATAATCACGGCTCTGTTATTGCTAAGAGGTCTGCAGATTTTATGTTTAACACTATTGCCAATATGGTCTTCTATGAAGGAATTGAGGCTAGACTACAGCTTGATGAAGCTAGTAAGCCCGCCATTGTAGTCGACACTTGGAAGAATAAGTAAGAGGATTAAATGGAACTGGAAGTAATTAAAAAAGACGGTACCAATGAAGGCTGGGATTGGGACAAGATTGAAGTAGCTATTCATAAGGCCGCACAGAGGGCTAACGCTACGTACTCTGAGTATGACATTGGTAAGATTAGGGGCTATATCGAGAGCCTTGTCTACAGCAACTATGATGAGGTGCCTACTGATAAGATTCACTCTATTGTCATTGAAGCTCTTTGTAAGTACGTACCGAAGATCGGAGAATCTTATAAGGAGTTTAGAGACTATAAGAACACCTACGCTAAGGCTTTCGAAGCTGTTAAGAATGAGGCAGACACTGTCCTCCTTTTGGGAGACAAGGAAAACGCCAACTTCGATAGTTCCCTTGTGTCTACAAAAGGTTCACTTATCAAGGGCTATCTGACTAAGCAGTTGTATAAGCAATTCTACCTTACTAAGGAAGAGAAAGAGGCTACTAAGGTCGGTAAGTATTACATCCACGACCTTCGAGACATGATCTTTGGATCAATCAACTGTTGTCTCTTTGACATGGCTACTGTTCTTAAGGGTGGTTTTAGCATGTCCAATGTCACCTATACGGAGCCCACGAGTGTCCTTAGTGCCCTTCAGGTGATCGGTGACATCACCCTTGTAGCTACTGCACAGCAGTTTGGTGGATTCACTATCCCTCAGATTGACAAGACGCTCCTCCCGTATGCTAAGAAAACGTATGACCATGCGTTTAAGAAATACTTTGACCAGTGCAATATGGAGTTCGATGAAGCATGCACAATGGCTATGCAAGAACTCAAGCGTGAGTTGGGGCAGGGCTTCCAGTCTCTTGAACTGAAGCTAAACACTGTTCCGTGTTCTCGTGGTGACTTTGCATTCACTACGCTTACGTTTGGTGAGTGGAGCAATGATCTCCCTGAGTATGACAAGGAGTTTCTTGAGGTGATTTGTGAGACCATCCTTGAGACCCGCATGAAAGGCCATGGGGGTAAACAGGTTGTGTTCCCTAAGCTCGTGTATCTCTATGATTGGGAACAACACGGCAGTGATGAGCACGCTAACGTGTTCGAGAAGGCTGTTGAATGTTCCAGTAAGTGTATGTACCCTGATTTTCTGGCTATTAACGCTCCTAATGGCACTGTGTCTGAAACATACAGAGCGTCTAATAAGCAGTGTGTGATCCATCCTATGGGATGCAGGGCGTACCTCACTCCTTGGAAGGATCCTGAGACTAACGAGTATGTGTCTGTTGGGCGATGCAACATTGGTGCGGTGTCTCTCAACCTCCCGTTGATCTTTAAGGCATCTAAAGGTAACTTCTGGGAAGAGCTTATGGTGAACCTTGAACAGATTCGAGAATTCCTTAAGCGTCGCTATGATATGATTAAGCATGCTAAGGCTAGCACGAATCCTATGGCATTCTGTCAGGGAGGTTTCTATAAGGGCTTCCTTAATCCTGAAGATGAGGTAGGTGAGCTTACCAAGTACATGACTGCATCTTTTGGCATCTCTGCCTTGAATGAGTTTGCTATCCTCTTTACTGGTGGTAAGGATCTGCAGACTCCTGAGGGACAGAAGGCGGCTAAGGATGTCGTTAAGTTCATCTATGATGCAGTGCAGAAGTTTAAGAAGGAAGACGGATATCTCTATGCACTCTATGGTACCCCTGCAGAGTCCCTTTGTGGTACTCAGATGACTCAGTACCATGAGTATTGTGCAAAGAATAACCTTAAGGATGAATTTGAAGGTAGAGCCTACTTCACCAATTCCTTCCATATCCATGTGTCTGCTGACATTACCCCTTTTGAAAAGCAGGATCTTGAGTTTGAGCTTTTCCATCTTATCGAGGGTGGACACATCCAGTATGTCCGCATTGACAACCCAGAGAATAAGTTGGCTCTCACTAACACGATCCTTCGAGGCATGGCTCATGGATTCTATCAGGGTGTGAACTTTGATGCGGCTTACTGTGAGGACTGTCACCAGCATAGCTTTAATGTGGGCAATACGTGCCCCTATTGTGGCTCTAGTAAACTGTCTGTTATCTCCCGTGTCTGTGGTTATTTGGGGTACTCTAACATCAACGGCAACTCCCGAATGAACGATGCCAAGATGGCAGAAATCAACGACAGGAAGAGCATGTGATGGAATTGCTAGTTAAAAGCGCTATAACCTTACTCCTACTGGATTTAATGTGTGCGCAGTAGGTCTAGTAGTATTTTCTTGCATACTATGCTACAAATCTATTAGAGACTGCATAGAAGGGAAAGGTTAATGAAAGAGGATAAAGAATAAAATGACGAATACTATGGAAGATCAAACCAAAGAGCTTATCGGAAATCTCCAGAAGGAACTTGGAATCTGGCTCAAGAGAACTAACCAGAATGCTCCTTATACTAGGCGTCTGAAGCTACTGTACCAGAAGTGCATTATTGAGGAGTTCAATGAGTTTGTCCAAGAGAACGCCGACACTCCTAACGACATGAAGGAGCTGTGTGACCTTATCTGGGTATGCGTTCAGTACGCCAATGTTTGTGGGTACGACCTTGAAAAGGGTATGCACGAACTGATGTCTGAATACTCCAGTAAGTTCTATGACAGTGAAGGTAACTATAACCCTCAATTCAGAGAAGACGGTAAGCTCCTAAAGGGCACTGGGTTCAAGAAAGCTAACTTTGAGCAGTTCTTTGAGGAATGAGCGCCCTTGATGAGGAATCTGGTAACCTAGCAGAGAACATAGCACAGGTAGCTCCTTCATTGGCAGTATCCAGTGCTGTGATTCTCGGGTTACCTCTTAGCGATTGGGTGTACGTCATCACAATTATCTATACTTTTGTAGGCATCTGCACAATGATTAAAAAGCATTGGGTAGAACCTTGGTTAGAAAAGAAAGGAAAAGAACAATGGACTATAAAGGACTTGAGAGCCTCCTAGGTAACATCCATGAGGAGATGCTTCAGAACATGCTTAATGACCTCAGGAACCCCGATAAGAGGTCTCCACAGCTCTATAATGCAATCATTAAGGAACTTGAACGTAATGGCATTGACTGTGTCCCTAAGGCTGGAGAGGGTGAAGAGAATGCACTTAGTAAGCTCCTGAAGGCTACTAAGGAGAACTTCGAGAATTCCTATAGGGGAGACATGAGTGTTAACTGAGAAAGAGGCTAAAGCCCTACTCCCCTACTATGAGAACTTCCCACTATTTACCTCTTTGGTTTGGAAATCTATCGGGTTGCCTTCTCCTACCACGTTGCAGGTAGACATTGCTAAGCTACTACAGAACCCTCCTAGTGACCGCATGATCCTAATGGGGTTCCGTGGTGTAGCTAAATCCTTTATTACGTGTGCATACGTTGTCTGGAGTCTCTGGAGGGACCCACAGACTAAGATCATGGTAGTGTCTGCCAACAAAGAACGAGCAGACGCTAATGCTACGTTTATTAAGAAAATCATCAATGAATTGCCCTTTTTGAGCCACCTAAAGGCTAGAGAAGGTCAAAGAGATACTCAGAACCTTTTTGATGTGGGCCCTGCCCTGCCCGATCATTCACCTTCAGTCAAGTCTGTTGGTATTAAGGGCCAGCTAACAGGTTCCCGTGCAGACATCATTGTCGCAGACGACGTTGAGGTTCCAAGTAACTCCTTCACTCAGGTTCTTAGGGATCAGCTGTTTGAATTGGTAAACTTTTGCCTTTTAGTTAAGTAATTAACTACCAAAACTCGCTTAAACGGGGAAACTCTCATTGAGACAATCCCGTGCTAAATTCAGTGCTTCCATGTTTTTTGGAGATTAACATGGAAACTAAAATTTGTAGTAAGTGCAATGCGGAAGAGCCTTTAACGGACTTTCATAAGCGCATTACTAAATCAGGCAAGAACATTGGACAACCAATGTGTAAAGCCTGTAAGAAAGCTATTTCTAGTCTTAGATATAAAGATAAGAAAGAAGAAATTAAACAAATCAATAAACTTTGGAGAGAGTCCAATCCAGAAGCCATGGCAAAGGTTAGAAAGAATTGGATGAAGAAATCTTATAAATACTGCCCTTCCTTTTATAGGGCTTGTGATCGCTGTAGAAAAGCTAACGTGTTCATTGCAGACACTTTTGAAGAACTACACGCAATAAGAGAGTTTTATAAGAACTGCCCCGAAGACATGACAGTTGACCACATCATACCTATTAGCAAAGGTGGGTCACACACTATTGATAACTTACAATACTTATCTTTCAGAGATAACTGTAGGAAGTCAAATAAAATTGTTTAACTAAATCTAATGAAAGCACTGATAAATGCCTAACGACTATCCCGAAAGGGAGTACACCTAAGCAGGTGGAAATGGCGAGGGTCCTGAACAAGGATCTTGATATAGTCTGAACTTCATGGCGACATGAAGAAGTTTCAAGAGAAACTGACATAGCGTAGCGAACTATGCTGAACATTTTGGAAAGAATTCGATGCTGTACTTAAGCCTGGTGAAGGTAAGAAGGTCATTTACCTAGGGACTCCTCAGAATGAGATGAGCCTCTATAACGAGCTACAGGAGCGCGGATACACGGCTGTAATCTATCCCGCTAGGTATCCCTATGATGACTCTCATAGAGCCTCCTATGGCGATAGATTGGCCTCTATCATTGCTGACAAGTACGACAAGGATCCTAAGCGTTGGGCAGGTAAGCCTACAGACCCCCTTAGATTCTCTGAAGAAGATCTACAGAAGCGTGAACTATCTTATCGTAAGGCAGGCTTCGCTCTGCAGTTCATGCTTGATACGACCCTCTCAGACGCCGATAAATACCCTCTACGGCTTCGTGACCTCATCGTAGGTATGTTCCCCTTAGACGAGGCTCCAATGAAGCTCACGTGGCTCCCTGAGCCTTCTAAGAGGGTTCCAGTTGATGAGTGTCCTACAATGGGCCTTAAGGGAGATTCTTACTTCTACTATCATGCCTCATCCAATGAAGTAGTCCCGTATGCCCATAAGATCCTATGCGTTGACCCCTCAGGGCGTGGTAAAGACGAAACAGGTTATGCTGTTCTCTACTACCTAAATGGGTATATCTACGTCATGGAAGTAGGAGGTCTATTGGGAGGCTACTCTGATGTAGTCCTCAATAAGCTAGCTAAGGTGGCTAAGAAATACAAAGTCAATGAAGTAGTCATTGAAGGAAACTTCGGTGATGGTATGTACATCAAACTCTTTGAACCTGTACTAAAGAAAACCTATAATAACTGTGGGGTTACTGAAGTCAAATCCACAGGACAAAAAGAACTGCGTATCATTGATACTCTTGAACCTGTAATCTCAAACCATAAAATGTGTGTCACTCCTGAGTGTATCAGGAATGACTACTCTACCGTACCCGAATCTGACTACAAATATGCTTGTTTCTATCAGCTCACTCGTATCACTGTTGATAGGGGTGCCCTTATTCATGATGACCGTCTGGATGCTCTGGCAATCGGAGTTAAATACCTTGTGGACTTCATGGGCGTAGATGCTGATGAAGGTATTAACGAACTAACCGAAGAATGGCTAGAGGAGTCTATGGAGTCCCTGTATGGATTCTATACGTCCAATATCGGAGGTGTGATGGTAACTGAAGATAGGCACAGCCCTAAAGGTACCTCTAAGGGTGTAGACAGATATAAGGATAAAGGGTATACATTCAAGAGGTGATAACTGAAATATGCTTTATTAGTATTGAACACTTGTTCAGTAAATAATAAAGACAATGTAATAGAGAAAACAAGGTATTTCAGAATAAAATCCATACTCCTAGGGGGGGCTAGGAAAGACATATATAGATATACATATAGGTCTTTTCTAGCTCCCCCTTTTTGTTAGAATTAAAAGTATCAAAAGCAAAAGGTATCAGTGGTGATGGAATCTTAAGAAAGTCCTTAGGATACCTATAGACCCTTATGGGGATCTATAGACCCTTATTGGAGTCCATAGACCCTTATTGGAGTCCATAGACCCTTATTGGAGTCCATAGACCCTTATGGGAATCCTTAGGTGCCTATAGACTCTTATGGGAATGACTTCAATGAATAATACCAATAACACTAAAAATAAAATATTCATCATCATCATCATCAAAATCATCATTATCATCATCCTCTTTATAATGTCCTTGATTAATGGGGATGTGTCTACTGTTGATGCTCTTCTACGCACTCTTGTGACTAGCTTATAATTACTTCCAGTTCCCCCCCTTGGGTTCCCTTACTGCTAGCAAGCTAGCTACGGGTTCCTGAGGGGTTTTATTTAAAGTTATCCACAGGTTGTCCACAGAGTTATCCACAGAGTTATCCACAGGTAACTAAGGGGGATCATAAAAATTGATCAAATTTGTGAACCCTCACTTAAGGAGTTCACGTGCGTGGGTGCCCCCGTGGGGGTGCCTGTTGGTGCCCTCAGGTGCCCGCTGTGTCCTTTGGGGTCTTTGATTATACCACAGATTCAAAGAGCTGTCAAGGGGGAGTTGTACCTATTGGCATCCTCAGGGTACTTGTGGTAAACTATTGATTTATCAGTGTTTTTTCAAGTTATCCACAGGTTATCCACAGAGTTATCCACAGGGTACTTGTGGTAAACTATTGATTTATCAGTGTTTTTTCAAGTTATCCACAG